CCATGGCCTTAAGGGAGGTTCTTCCCAGGGGCGGCTCATTCCTTGGTTTCAGTGTCCGCTGAAGCTGTCGAGATCGCGGAGCCCTCTTGCGACCCTTCCGAGCCGCCATTTAAAGAAGGGCCGCCGTTATCTCCGATAACAGCATCGAGATCATCGAAATGATCGACCAGCGAGTTGATGTCCGCCACCTTGTCGCCGATATGATCGGTGACCTTCGCGAATACCTCCTGGCGCCGCTCATGTGCACCTTCCAGCAAGCCCACGGCTTTGTCGATGTCGCGATCGACATCATGGCGAAACCGCTCGATGCCGGAAATCAGGCCGCGAAGCTTCGGATTTTTCGGTTCAACTGTTTTTTTTGCGTCCGCCATGCGTCTGTTCCGTTCGATCTGCACCAGCGCATGCTCGATGCGCACGCGAAACCGGCATACTTCGATCTGCTGAATGACGAGACTGGTGTTAATTCGCCGCTCGATATGTTTGCGATAGGTGGGCGACAGCCTTTGCCAATTGGGTACGCCGGGCAGATCGTGTTGCCGCATGGCGCATTATCCCAACCCCTAAGACGGCCGCTTCATCAGGCGGGCTGCCCCACCACCTGGTGCGACCAGCCGATCAAGGTCTGGTTATCCGAGGTCAGAATGCTTGCGGTGATCCGCGCCACACCAATGCCGAGCCCGGTCCATTGCTGCAAGACCGCGGCATTGGCGACGCCGCTGCCGCCTAGCGCGATCGCCGCGGTTCCCACTTGAGGCAACCCGGCCAACTCGACATAGGCCGATCCGCCAACCGGAAAATAATTGGTGACAGTCACCGAGAGCACTTGCGCGATCGTGGCGCCGGGCGAAAGCCAAAGCGAAAAATCGATCGCGCCGGTAACCGTCTCGCCGACGTCCATCTGCGACAAATCAGGACCCTGCGGCATAGGCAATCCTAGCTTGGTAGCGGTTCTGCGCGGCATGAGGGTCAAAGCCGTCGAACGTGCGCGGAAGCGGCTGACGAAGCGAGGATCGACGAGTAGCGCTGTCGTCAGTTTTAGAACCGCCCTCGCGCTCGCCATGCCCCTGGCAAAGCCCGAGAATGACGTAAACGGGAGCGAACCGGTTAGAACTCCGCGCCCAGTGGTTTGCGCCTTTGCCAGCGAGGAAAGCCTCAGCATGCCCTTGATCGCGGAGTTGCCCGATAGTTTCGCAAATCCAACGCCCGACAAGGCCGCGCGCAAGGTGGCACCACCGATACGGCCCGATGCGATGGCCTTTGATATCGACTGAAGGCCTGCCGTGAAGGTCGCCGAGGCAATGGTAGACGCCTTTGCCGCAGCACGCCCCAACAATGGGACGATACCTCGCGGAGACGCTGCGCCCTTTGCCTTGGATTCCGAACGAGCCGTCAGCGTCAAGACGCCCGATGGAGATGCCTTACCCTTGGCGACCGCAAATCCGAACGCCAGTAGCGCGACCTGCGCTCCGAAAACGAGAACGCCGCGACCACTTCCGACGACTTTTGCCAGCGCTGCAAGCGATAGTTTCCCCGACGGCGATGCTTGCGCTTTGGCTTGAGCGGTTGACGCTGCTCTCAAACTCAGCACGCCCGAAAACGCGGCTTTTCCCGCGCCCATCGCCTTGGCAAGTGCGGCGAGCGCCAGCTGCGCGCCGAACACAAGCGCACCGCGACCGTTGCCCATGGCTTTCGCCAGGGCCGCAAATGACACCTTCCCAGATGCCGATGCCTGTAGCTTCGCCTGCGAGTCCGATCTTGCCGTCAATCTGATCGCGCCGGAAAAACTCGACCGCCCGACCGCGACGGCCTTGCCGATTGCCACAAGTGCCAACTGAGTGCCGAAAATCAGAACACCGCGGCCCGACGCCATCGCGTTGCCTAGCGCCTGCAGCGGCACAGTGCCGGATGGCGCGGCGGTCCCCTTCGCCACCGCCATCACGCGAGAGGCGAATGCGGCTGCACCACTCGCAGATGCCATACCCCTTGCCGATGCCAGTAACCGCGACGATAGTCCGACCGCGCCCGATAATTGTGCGAGCGCCCTTGCTCCCGAAAATCCCCGTGCCGCGAGCGGCATTCTGCCGCTGAATACGGATCGACCCTCGGCCTGGGCCTTCGCTATCGCCTTCAACGCCAGCGCCCCGGATATCGAGGCACGAGCAGAACTCATTCCTACCGCCTTGGCGGAGAGCGAGACTGTTGAGGCGCCCCCGCTCGGAAGTTCTTGTATCAGGCCATAATAAGCGTACATGGCCTAATCCTTAGACCCTCAGCATCTTCCAGGCGAAGGTTCGCCCGGCCCCTGCTACCTGCTTCAACGTGCACTTGATGCTCTGGTCGCTCGCGACCGGCGGGTTGATCTTGTGGTTGTTGATCTGGGCGTGCTGGTAAGTGCCCTTCCACGCTTGCGTCAGCGTCCCGCCCGAAAGCGTGATCGTATAGACGCGGATTTCCAAGAGATCGCCGAGCGCAAGGTTTGACGTATCGACTTCAAGCGAGAACGTGCCGTTGTTGGTATCCGTGGCAAGTGTCGTTTCGGTGCCGATGGTCAGCGCTGACGTGGTGCCGCTGTCGCTCAGGGTCCACGTCATTGGTACACACCGTATATCGTGACATTGTATGTGCCGGTAGCACTGTTAATTCTGCAAGCCAGACGTGTTCCTGCCGGTATGTTGACCGCAGTGAAAGGCATCACCACCGGATATTGATTGAACGGATCACAGAATGCGTCAGGGATGATGATTTGTTCCGAACCGGAAGCGCCAATCGCGATGTCAACCAAAGCAAAATTGTCAGGCGGCGATGCTACGCCGTTGCAGTCTATGATCGCGAACAACCCGATATAGTCTCGCGTGGTCGCTGCGGTGATCTGCGCGTAGCTGCCTTTGGCGCTATTCCCTGCCGTCACCGCCGTCCCAGCCGTGGTGGATGCGTTAAATCCTATGGCATCGACACCGGCTGCTCCCTCGGATTGAGTGAAGCCACCATCGTAAGTCTGTAGGACAATTTGGCAGGCGTTTCCGCTGGCTTGATCGGCTTGGCACCGAGCGGAAATGCGTGTCCCCTTCGGGATCGCAATTGGTAGAGCAAGTTGAATTTCAATCATCGTGAAGTTGGTTGAGGCCCAATTCGAAATATTTGGAACTATGACAGTCTCGCTACCAGACGCTCCTATTCCGATGTCGATCGCCAGCCCAAAAGGCGTAGCGGTTACGTTGAACTGAAATATATTAATGACTAGGGCAACGGCGTCGGCTGCGGTCGCGGCAATTAGCTGTGTCCAACTGCCCTTGGTGTTTGCTGTAGCCGATGGCGTCACCGTCGTCCCGGCAGGACCTGACGCCACCGAGCCAATCGAATTGCCGTTGCAGAGGTCGCCAATATTCGGGAAGCCACCGGACATGACTATGGCCCGTTCACGGTTGCCGGCACCGCCATGATGACTTGTGCGCGGGCCGACGTGAGCAGGTTGATCGACACAAGGTAAGCCGCGCCATTGATCATCTGCGACGTGCTGAGATCAACCTGCGTCGTGTGGTTCAGCGCGTACATGAATTGCTGAACCGTCGCGTCGGTTGAAGCGGCGATGGCCTGAAACTCTTGCGGCGTGAACCGCAAAATCCAGATGCCGGTCATGATCGGTTGCGGCGGCGTAGGCGCCGCAACCGTCACCGTGGTCTTTTGCGCCGGGCTCCATGCCACGGTCGGCCCTTGCGGCGGCAATCCAGAAACAGCCGTCAAGCCGTTTGCGGTAAGCGTGGCCTGATCCGCGACGGGATCGGTATCATTCGGGGAGTACGAATAGAGCACCCCCGTCGCGGTGACGTAGACATAGATCGCCATGGCGTTTTTACGCCAGCGTCAGCGTCAGCGTGCTTGCCGCAAACGACGCCGTGACGTTGATCGCGATCGGCTGCTGCGTGACCTGGCGGAACTGGCCGCCGCCGATCCCGGTGGTGTTGACGCCGGCGTTAAAGGTCGCGCCAGACAGACCTGCGGTGGTGAGAATTCCCGACCACGAGCCTGCCGTCGTCGGCAAGGTGCCGCCGAATTTCTGGGTGACCACGATCGAGGAGCCGTTCGCCGGCGCGTCGGAGGCGGTGTCGGCCGTCATCACGCCCGGGCTCGCGCTGGTGCAGCTGAAGGGAATCCACTTGTTGTTCCCCATGTAGTCGAATTCGATGAAGTTGCCTGCGGTCACCGCATCATAGAGGCCCCAGGCGACCACGGTGCCCCAGCTTGCGGTAGCCTGAGCAAAGGTGATGACCGCACCGTTGACGGCCTGGGCGGGCGCTGTCGCGGGCTCGGTGCCGGAGGAAGCCGATGCCGCCGGCCATGCCGAGAATTGCAGCGAGTCGGTCGAGCCCGCCGAGGCATGCGCTGCGTTCGACGTCAGCACCAGCGCCGTGCCGGTGTAGGTCAGCACTGTGCCGATCTGCTGGTTGTTGGTCAGATCGTAGACGTTCATCCCCGGCGCGACCCAGCCAGGGTTCGACGTCATCGTGATGTTTGGCGAGCCCGTCGTGAAGGACGCGGTGGCAGCAACTGCGGCGGCGACCTGGACGCGCGCATAGGAGCCGCCCGAAACTTCGGTCCCGCCGGTGCCGGCGTCCGAGGTCGGCGCCGTCGTGAACAGCGCCAGAAAGCGATTGCCGATCGATGGGAACGGCTGCTGTCCGGCCGCCCAGTTGATGGCGTTTTCGGCCATATAGTCGCTAAGTCCGGGCATGGGTGCTGTTCCCTTGTTTTGAAAATCAAAGAGAGGAAAGAGACGGCGCTATCGCAGCGCGCGGCACATGACGGCTATCCGCCGTTGCCGCCAGGCGCCGAGCTGCTTTCGTTGCCTGCAGGGGCAACCGGCAGGAAATCGTCGTCCATTCCGATCTGGAACTGCGGATTGACGCGATCCGAATCCATTTCCTGTTGCAACTTGTCGGCGACCGAGATGCCGCCGGCATAAGGCATCCCTGCCCCGCCCATCGCGGCCTTGGCCTCGAAATCCAGCGCCTTGCCCGTATAGGCCTTCGCCATCTGGCTGAAGCTAGACTTGCTGGAGCCTGCTGACATGTCGACGCTACGCGCGAATTTCGCCGCCAGCGCGCGACAGCATTCCGCCGCAGCGCCCCAGATTGAGGATCGCTGACTGATCGCAAAGACGATCTCTTCGTCCTGCACCTGCTGATCGGTCGACAGCGTGTCTCCGATCAGAAAGCGGACCTGGTCCTTTACGACCGTGGCGAGCGTCGCCGGGGTATAACTCCAGGTCATATCAGTCGCCCGGCGTAAAGGCCGTGAGGCCGTTCGCAAAAGCGTCGACCCGCAGCGTCGTCGAGCCAGCATAGGTGCCTACGGTCGTGAACTTCACGCGCCACTGGTTTCCGAACACACCGTCTTTCGCGGTATTTCCGCCCAGCGTTCCATCCGTGGGGACGTATTCAGTCACGAACGACGTGGCCGAGCTGAGGTTATAGATGAACCGCGCGGACGCCGTGGTGAAGTGGAAATTCGCGACATCGGTCCAGGTCAGACCTCCATCGATGGATGTCTGCACATAGGCATCCGCCGACGTACCGCCGCTGCCAAAGGTGAAGTTGCCCTGCAGCGTCATGTTCGTTGGCAGCCCGCCAGCGGGGCCGGGGCGCAACTGGAACGTGGATGAGAGCTGCGTAGTGACAGCCGTCGTCACGCCGATATTGAGCAGCGCCGTCGCGGCGGCCGGCGATACCCAGCAGACGAGAGCGACAGCGAGCGCGAGAAGCCGCTTCATGACTACTTGGTCCACCACTGACCGGCAATGCCGCAGTAGAACATCGTGATCGCATTTTTCGCGGCCGTAACGGCAGCACCGGCAGACCCGGCGTTGATCGTGTCACTGCCTGCCGGGAAAACATTGATGGTGGCGGCGGTCACATTCTGGACGACGACGGAAATTTCCATGCCCGGCACAGAGGCGGGCAACGTCACGGAGTCTCCTGTGGTAGCCGCGGTCGCGATAAAGCACGCCATCGCGGTGAGCGCGGTGCCGTTCGCCTGGCCGCCGCCTGCATGCGCCGTCAACCCCGTCTGCACGGACTGCAATATCTGCCCCATAGGCGATTGCATTGCGATCTGAATCGCGGCGATCTTGCCCTTGAACCGCTGCATGAAACCGTTGGCCATGACCTATCTCCGATCGTTGGTTTTGATTCTGGGAGGGGTGTGCGACGACGCGAACTATTCCGGCTGGGTGGCCAGGTCTTCCGCTTCGTCTTTCGTCAGCGGGCTATCATTGAGCTTGACGCCCTTGATGACGTCGTACTTGCCGCCGCCCATGTGCACGATATGGCGCTCGCCGACGCTCTCAACGGGCCCGCGCGGATAGACTTCAATGAAGCCTGCTTCGACCAGCGCGCGGCGGTTGGCGGGCGCAAACTTGATCACCTCGCTGGCGGAAAGCATGGTGCCGGCGCGCAAGGTTTCTTCGCCGCGGCGGAACAGCCGGCGCACGCGCGCGCCGCCGATGTCGGCTTCCTCGATCTGCATGACGATGTTCCTGATTGGGGAGAGAGCGACGCCTGCGCAAATTTGCGCAGGCGTCTTTGTCAGGCTCGTTGGCGCCTGTCGTGCCCGGCTGTGGTGCCGGGTGAATTACTGAACGATGTTGGAGAAGTAATAACCGAGATCAGTACCCACGGCCTGCATGTCGAAGGCCATTTCGCCCTCGGTACGGACCGTCTCAAGACCCAACCAGGGAAGCGGGATCTGTGCGACGCGCACGCCCATGGTGTTGAGGCCCGTGAGACCCGACCATGCGAACGTGTAGCCGGCCGTCGGGATCATGATGCCGGGCTCCGGCGCGCGGTGACACAGCAGTGCGTTCTTGCCGGCAATGAAAGCATAGGTGCCGGACGAACCCGTCGTATCGGTCGCACTTTCCGTGGCGCTGTTGAACACCGCCTTGGAGACCTTGACGCGATCGACGTCGAAGGCCGCCGCCAGCAACTCCGGCGTGATCTTGTTGGCATCGGCGCGGGTCGTGTATTTGATGCGATCGACCACCAGCGGATGTTTCCGCAAGGCCTGATAGACCGGATAGGTCTGCAGGAACATGTTGGCCTCAAAGCCCGTGTTCTGCAGGACCGTGGTCTGCCCCGTGGCGATATCGGTGAAGGGATCACCGTTGGCGTCGTCATTCCAGAATGCAGGCGTCGTGGTGCCCGGCGTGCCTCCGGCGGTTCCGACGTTGTCGATGCCCCACAGACCGGTCTTCAGATACTGCGTGGCGAAGAACCGGTCTTTGCGGATCAGCATCTTCTGCATCACGAACTTGGTGCAGGCGATGTCCATATTGACAGCGGGGTCGGCGTTGCGGCGGGTCTGGCCGCCGAGATCCTTGTGGTAGGCCCACACGTCAGCCGAATAGCTGTTGTTCGAATTCAGGTTGAAGCCGCCGCCGGCGGACTCCGTCGCATCCGAGCGCAGCTGCGCTTCGTCGCGATAGAAGTCGTCCTTCGAGAAAGCGAAATACTTGTCGCTCTGGAATTCGACCGGAACGATCGGAAACACGTCGTCGGCGACGTAGTTCTTCTCGCTCTGGATGTAGGCGGTCGCAATTTGGGTTAGCGCGGCCTGAACATGGACCTGCTGGACTGTCGGTTGGGGAATCGTAGCCTCCTATTTCTAGGCCTGAGCGCTTTGGCCGCGGCGAGGATATGGACGCTCGTTTAAAAACCCGATCGCTTTCTCAGGGAGGTCCGTCCTGAGAAAGCGAGTTTATTGACTGACGCTTTAGACGGCCGCCGTCGCACCCGACGGAATAAGGGCGACCGTGATGATCTGGTTCGCGGCTGCCGCAGCCTCGATCGCGCGGCCAACAACCGCGCCGCTAGTGAAGGTCACCACTCGACCGGCGTTATCGGACTGCAGGAGCGCGCCAGCGGCGATCGCAGCGCCGGCGACCGCTTTCGACGGACCGAGAATGCCGACGTCGGCCGGCTGACCCAACGGCGGGGTGTTCTGCAGGATGCCGTAGACGTCGCCGCCAGCCGAGGTTTGAACAGTGACGACGCGCGTCGCGCTGATAAAGACGCAGAGGAATTGACCGGAGCCGCCGGGACCGTCCAGCGCGGAAGCTGGGTTAAAATAGTTCGCAGCAGCTACACACTGGCTGCCATCGTGTAGGAGCGGGCCTTCGGTTGCCATGTTGGCCTCCGTTTGAGGGGAAAGGGATCAGGGTCGATGAAATTGATCTGGCGAGCCTGCAGGTGCCGGAAAACCCACTCGCCAGTACGATCCGGCTTCCTCGTCACGCCGCGGAGGGCCGGTTTTCCGACCGCTCGCGCTTGGCGAGATCGGCGTTGGCGGGATCGGCGTAGACCTTGGCGAAGGCCTGCTCCTTGGTGAGCGAAGTTTCCTTCTTGCGGAGTTCATCGGCCTTGGCCACCAGTTCGTCATAGGCGCTGTTGGCTTTGCCGCCGTTGTCGCGGCCGTCGCCGATCTCCTTGAAGAGGCCGGCGGCCTTGACCTGCGCGTACGCGGCCTTGACGAGATCGATAAGCTTGTCGACCGCGCTCTTGTCGCCGGTATAGGCTTTCTTGACCGTATCGACGTGTTCGGTCGCAATCCCAATGTCAGCCAGGCGCTTGCTGATGGATTCCGTTGCGTCCTTGTCTTCGAGGGCCGCGAGACGCTTGCGCATATCGTCGGCGTCGGCGAGCTGCTTGCGGATATGCTCCGGCAACTCATCGCGCTTGGACATCTTGGACTTGCGATCTTCCTTGCTGGCGGAACGGAACGTCGCCTTGGCGTCGTCGTCCTTGAGGCCGTCGTGATAGGCCTTCTCGTCGTCGCTCATCGCGGCTTTCGAGATGGCCAAGTCAATGGTCATCTTGGCAACGGCCTCGCCAGCAGCCTTCGCGTCGGCGAGTGCCTTGACAATCGCAGCCTGGACTTCAGCATCGGTAGCGCTGTCGGGAAGCCCCAGCGCTTTCTTGATCGGATTCATGTCTAGCTCCATTTCGCTGGTGGACGCACTGCCCGCGGCCAGGGCTTTGGTAACCTCGCTGCCGAGGTGATCGGAGAATTGATCGAAGGTCTGTTCCAGCAACGCGCCTTTGTCGGCGGTCTTGCTGGTCAGAATAGAGGCGACACTTTCGGCCAAGAACGTGGTCGCGCGCTTGATCGTCTCAACGACGCCCTTGGCGGGCTTGGCCGCTTCATTTTTGCTGACAGCCGCCAGCATCTCGCTGATTTCTTCAGCGGCCATTGACTGGAATATCTCGGCGCCCGATCGGAGCCAGCCCTTCAGCTTGCCCGGGATCATCGATCCGTCACCCTCGCGCTGCGCCTCGTACTCGCTCGACTGCATCAAGGAGCCGATCGAGCACAGCAGGCTCGCGAAGTTTGAAACCTGGTACATGTCCTTGCGCACGTCGTGGCGCTTGAGGATCGCAGCCTTGGCGTGCGCTTGCGCGGGACGATCGACGGCGGAAATCTCGCTCATCCGGAACGAATGCATGATCGTCTTCGGCATCAGACCACCTCATCCTTGCCGCGCGAGCCGCCAATCGAGAAGCCGGTATAGGTGCCGTCCTTGAACTTGCCGAACACCTCTGGCGAAGGCTTCATCGCAATCAACAGCCCCGTCTGCTCGGTTTCGATCTTGAGCGACTTTGCAATATCGCTGGTTAGCGGAAACGCAAACACGACCGTCCCGTCGGCGCTGTCATGCATATCTTTCGACACGCGGGAATGGATCATGAAATCGGTCGCGGCTTCCAGCATCGCCTTCTCGGTGATGTGGTCATCCTGCAAGTCGAAATAGCGCTCGCCGTCGCGCTTGCACACGACGGCAAAGCCGAACACCAAGCCCAAGTCGGCGTCGACCTTGACGACCTGAGCCTTGTCGAAATCCGCCATCGTCGTCTCGCCGTCGGTTTCGATAGGTTTACCTTCCGCCATCACGGAGAACGTGGTCGGTTTCTTCTTCCGGCCTTCGTTTCCGATCGCGGTCGTGGCGTGCACACTCTGAGCCGTCGCGTCCTTGAAAAGTCCGGCGAACAGCTTCATCGAATGCTGCGGCCGTTGATCGTGAAGCCTTCCTCGCCCTTGACGGGCAGCGGCGCGCCCAGAAACTGCCGCGTCGCCGCGATAAACTCCGGATTACTCGGATCGAACGGCTTCACTTCGGGACCTCGCGGCGCGACATAGAGGTCGATCTTCGGCGCCGGAATCGGCGCCTGTCCGCGCTGCTGTCGCAGGCGATTATGCGCATCGCGGAACGCGGGCGAGAGCTTGGCCCAGTTCGCCTCTTCGTAAGGTACTGCCGGCGCATTGCCGCGCACGTCGCGGAACGTATTCTCGCGCGAGGTGGCCGCACGTTCGATCTGATGGTCGCTCATGATGTCCCTCTCGTGAACTCGCGACGTTTTCGGATTTCCTTCGCCATCCCGGCGAACATCATCTTCTTCAGCGTGTCCTGACCGCCGGTCTTGGCCGCCGCCATCGCAGCCGCGGTCGCCTTCGGATCGGTGATGTCAGGAAGGCCCGCCGCGTCACGCAGGAAGCCCTGCAACTCATCATCCGGAAACAGCGGCATGCCTGCTGCGGCCAGGTTGGAAATGTAGGCCCCTAGGCCGTCGAGATCGAGACGCTGCGCCATATCAGGCACGTAGCGCGGCATCAGGTCCGGATTGAGCCCGTTCATCTGCCAGATGCGCGGCAGCGCATAGTTGTTGAGGACGCCCGCGATCGAATTCAGCCAGCCCTCGATGGCCGCGAAGAACATGTCGACCTTGCTCACGGCAAGGTTGTTGGTTCCGCGCGTCTCATGGCCGAGCGTCAGGAAGTCGCACAAGAGCGTCATCATCATGCTGATGGTATGACGCGTGATCGTCTTGTCGACGTCGACAGAGCCTTTGCCGTGCTCCGGCGTCAGCAGCTTGAACTCGTACATCCGCACATTGGACAGCTTGCCGTCGGCGTCGCGGTAGCAGTCGCTCGGTAGGACCGCTCCCATCTGTTCGTCGATGCGAACGTTGGTGACGAGTTTCTTGTAGGCCGCGAGCGCCTGGAGGGCAGCCGGATCGGGATTCGCCGCGAGCGCCTTTTCCAGCAACTGGTTGGGCACGTACATGACCGGGAAGCCGGACATGCGTTCGAACAGGATCGCCTCCAGCTCCTCCAGCCGCTTGACGAAGTAGTAGCTGCGATAGGCATTACGAAGGACCGAGCGGCCTTCCGGGTTGTTCTTGTGCGCCGTCGGGCGAAACAGCAGCATCTTCTCGATCGGGATATCGATCAGAGATCCGACCCACGGCTGTTGCGTGACGCCGCGCACCTGGCCGTTGACGTCGAAGAACCACTTCAGGATGGTATCCTGACCGCGGATCGGCAACCGGCGCCAGCCAATGCGACCATCGGAGAATTTCGAAGACGGCGTATCAACTTCGATCGGGCGCGGGCCAAGCCGGCGCTTATAGACCAGCTCGTGAACCGAGTAGCCGTAGCCCAGCATCGAGAGCGCTTCAGCGACGAAGTCTTCCCAGGTATGGGACATGTCGCTGCGCAGACTGTCGGCGAATTCGGCTTCAGCCTTGGCTTTCGCGCTGTCGTTGGCCGGCTCGATACGCCACTCGACCTTGCGCATGGCCTGCGTGATCGCAAACACCATCGCGCCGATCGTCGCCGAATTGTCGAGCATCTCGCGGTAGACGCGAGCAGCTTCCCGGCCGACGAGCTGGGGTAAAAATTCTTCGCGGACCCAGCCTGAGTACTGCCGAAGGCCGTACGAGCCGTAATCCTTGAAATTCATACCCCAATCTAGCGTTGGGGCGCCCCAGCCGCCGGAGCCGTCGCTATAGGGATCGACTGCCATGCGCGGCTTCCTTCCGCGCTACTGCTTCACGGCGCGGCGCAGGGCTTCTGTGTAGCGGTTGACCGCGATCTCAACGCCGGGGCCGCGATAGATCGCGCGGATCAGCGTGCCGGCGGCGAGCGCTGAGGCATCGAGGAATTCGCGGATCGACAATCCTTGCGCGATCGCAGCGATGCGCCCGGCGATCGTCTTGACGTTTGCAACGCGGTTTGCGGATTGATCGTCGAGAATTCCGAGAGTGTCCATCGATTACCTGTCTAAATCATCGGACCCGCGATCACGATGGCGTCGCTGCCGGGGATGGACCGCGCATGACCGGTCACAAACGGCATCACGATCGGCGCATCGGGATCGGCGATCAGCGCGTTGAACGCTTCGCTGGTTGAGTCCGCGTCGTCATCGTGCTTGACGTCCGGCCCGAAAGCTTCGAGCGCGCCAAACCAGTGTTCGTTCCAAGGGCCGCGCAACACCAGTACGTTGCCGGCTTCCGCTTGTGCAGAGAACGCCTTGAACCGCGTGACCTTGTCGCCTGAAGCCGTTTTGACGCGAACGTCATAACCGACGAGCAACTTGACCAGGTTGACCGCCTGCGCCTTGCCGGCAGCAGCCGGATCCTGCGGCAGTGCGATCCCGACTTCCTTGCCGTCGCTCGAGGCGATGTTCTTTAGCGCGACCTCAACATCGCCCGGACTGCCATACATGTGCATGTGGTGCATCACGATGAAGCGGCCGTCCGTCAGGCGCGCGATCTTTGTCGCGGTTGTCGCGTCCGGATCGTTGTTTTCGGTCTTGATCGTCGCCGCGAAGTCCCAGCCGCGCTTTGGCGATCCGGCGATCGGCGGGCAGACATCAACGACCTGGCACCACGACCGCCTGAAGTAGAGACCCGCGGCGGAACGGATTTTCCAGTTGCCGCCGAGAAGCCGCTCGCGATCGACGGTCGTCAGTGCCATCAGGTTGGCGCGATAGCCCGGATCACGCTCCATCAGGATGGAGTTGTCCTCGAGCTTGGCCGGAATGAACGTGACCGACTTCGGCTCGCAGCCGGGATGCTTTTCGCGCAGCTCGCGGGCGCTGTTGCCCCATTCCAACGCATCGTTGACGCGGATGAACCAGCGCAGCACGCCGGCGCGCTCGAAGATTGGCAGGCCCGTGTCCTGGTTGATCCACCAGGAGATGAAGTCCGCGACCCAGCTTTCGGCGTCGGGGTTGCATGTGGCCCTGATATAGGGCCGAACGTTACAGGTCGAGCGGTTGCGCGACATCATGTAGAAAAACATCTGACGCGAGAAGTGCGTCAGCTCGTCAAATCCGAGAAACGGGATTTGCGAGCCCATCCAGTCCAGCACGGTCTTTTCGTGCTCGAGGTGACCGAAGGCGACCTTGGCGCCAGATGGAAAGCGCCAGAGGATATCGCCGCCGCCTTGACGTAACGTGGCGTTGAACTGGCCATACAGAGGGATCGACGTATCGAGCAGCGAGCCCTGCTTTTTGACATCGACCAGCGTGCGGCGAAAGATGACGGCGCCGAAGGCCTGTACGCTGATGTGGCGCAGCGCTTCAAGCAACAGCGCGTAGGATTTGCCGCCGCCGGCCGCGCCGCCGTAAATTGCAATGTCCGCTGAAGACGAAAGAAACTGTTCTTGCGGGCCCGGTTGAGGCTTAACGCCCGTTAGACGGGAGCTCGACGGCTGGGCTTGACGGCTCGCTTCCTGATCCTTCTGACGGAGCGATATCCGGCGCTCGATCTCCGCTCTCACCTGCCTCAACGTCCCCGCCGCTAGCGGCGGCGGCAAGAATGCTTTCGAACTGGATGAGTTGGTCATAGCTGAGCTTGGATGCGTCGATCGTTTGGACCGGACCGCCGCCGCGTCCCGTCAGTTCGGTGCGGCGCGGCGCGCGAAGGCCCAGCATGTCGCGGATCTGGCCGGCGGCGTTGAGCCGATGCGTCCAATCGATCGGCGGGTTTTCGCCTGGGAATTCGGCGCCGTCACCGTAGAGCATGGCATTGAGGGTTTCCTCGATCCGCCTGCGCTTTTCGAGCAGCATCTCATCGGAGAGGTCCTTCTGGCGGAAATAGGCGATCCAAGCCCGGACGTCCTTGTTCGCCTCCCACTTGGTGGCCTGCCCGTTGTCAGGATTGCCGCCGACCTTGCGACAGGCTTCAAACTTGGACAGCCCAAGCGAGCGCTCGAAGGCATAGGCCTTGCGCTGTGGCGCGATCGGTTTGGGTGAAAGGACTTCCGTCTGCACAGTTGGGATTCCAAAGGATTCCGAATGGACTCAATCTCGCCAGAAAACGCCGCTCGTCTCTTTCAAGCACGAGCGGCAGTTGAGGGAGGAAACGCCCAAGGAGGGCAGCGACTGATCGAAAGCAGTCCCTATAAACGGCAAAAAGCCCCGCTTTTGGCGAGGCTTTGAGGGTATGGGACAATGACTGGAGGTGTTCGGGGCGCGACCTGTTCGGTTATCCGGCTCCAAAATACCCGACACCAGCTAGAGCTGGTTTTTGAAACGATCCGTGGACCGCCGACCGGGAACCAGAGGAAGTGGATTAACTCAGACTTCCTAAATTCGCTCGATCTGATGCGGGAAGACCGTGATCGGTACTTTCCGCCCTATCATGTTTACTTCAACGCTGATTCGCCCATTCTTAGCAACCTTCACGACGAGGCCGGGAGGCCAGTGGTGCGATAAATCGTCGATGAACTTCACTTTCTCCCCAAGTTTGAAGTTGTGCCCTGTGGCTTCCGGCTTCGGCGTATTCATCGTGACGTCGATGCGGCGGATGATCGTCAGGTCGCGATCGCGAAGCAGCAGAGGGTTGCCGGAGAAGGTTCGTACGATGTCCATTATGGACATGACGCGCTCGGTTTTGCTTTTGAAATCGACATCCGGCTCGCGCGGGCTAAGAACGTAAGGGAGAATGCCAACCCTCACGCTGCGCGAGGTGTGACGACCCGCAACCATGCGTTTGGTGGCGGCCAATCGTTCGTAGCTGGGCCAATAGGCCCGAAGGCCCTGCCGCCTCAACCCATCGACAGCATCCAGATGATAGTTCGATCGCACCACCACCATGTACCATTCGGCACCTTCGTCCCGATCGGGCGACAACGTCACCCCGGTAATCCCCTCCAGCGCGCCTCTGACCTGTTCCATGTTCCCCGCCTCTGCCGCCATATCCATCGCCCTCGCCTCGTGCTGGTTTGAAGTTTCGAATTATTTGACGTGTGAGTAGTCGTCTTCCGTCATCAACGACGCTGTGGTCGGTGGGCCTGTCTTGCTCCAGCTACCGTCCTTAAGCGGCGGCCAGGGATGAGGCACCCGAAGGCCCTTCACGCTCTTGCGGAACCTAAAATCACGATGGCTAAACGGCAGATCGTGGACGGCCGGATCGTGCGGCTCTTTCCAGATTTTGTGCGAGACGACTTCGAAGCCGGTCCAAGTCTTGAGCTTCTTGCGCCATGCGCCAAAACTCTCCGATCCCTCTTCGACGACGGCCGGGAAATCTTCCGTATCGCTATCGGCAAACGCAGCCATGGCGAGCAGGTCATTTCCGATCTCGCCGCGGCGCGCCACACCCCGAACGTTCGATTGCTCGCCTTCGCCGAAATGTGTTCGGAACTCGATTTTTGCGGTGAGGTGAGCGGCCTTGAGCGCCTGGCAGACATCGCTGTCTTCCGGATAAAACACCTTCGGGGGCAGCTCCGGCTGCTTTTCCGGAAGCCGCGCGTGTTCGAAGTTTTTGAAAATCCCCTCCTTCAAAAACCGTTCCGGCCGCACGGGCGGCGGCTTGCGCTTGGTCCGCTCGATGATCTTGGCGTATTCGGGCGAAGCGGCGGCAGCGCGGTATTGTTCGGCTGGTGTCAGCACGCCGAACAGCGGCAGCACCTTGTCCCATGACCAGCGGTCGCGATCGGGATAGTTCGATTTGAAATAGGCGAAGTGTTCAGGTTCCACTGCCGCTTCGCTTCCGTCCCGATCTTCATCGGATCGAACGCCCCCCGGAGGGGGGTTGGGGGGAGAGTTTAGTGGTTCAGGTTCAGAGATTAGGCCCTCGCACGACTGCGAGGGCTGACCGAGGGCTAACGCAGGGCTAACGGTTTCCAGTTCAGAATTTAGCCCTTGCTGGCTGCTAGGGCTAATCGACGTTGTTTGCGTTGAGGAATTGTCGCTGTTTTCCGCATTTTCAAGCCCACTCGCCGACCGCTCGATATCATCGATATCGGCTTGCAACAGCATCCGGATTTCATCGGTGGTGCGCTTGCCTTTGCCTTCGCTGTTGCGCCGCCCATTGCCATCCAGCCATTGCGGCAGCCGCACAATGACGCCGATCTGTTCCAGCCAGATCAACCGGCGGCGAACCGTGTCGGATGACAGGTCCGTATCCTCGGCAAGCTGTTCGATACTGACAAAGCAGGACCCTTCGCCGTTCACATAGAGGGCGAGTGCACGCAAGACAGTCTTTGCGTTCGGGTTGTTCAGAGGCAGGCTGCGCGCCCAAGCGTGGGCCTCGTCGGAAGCAACGTGGCGCGCGCGGCGTTTTTTTGCGTCGAATGTCATTTGCGTCGCTCGCCCCACTTTTTTAAATTCAGTTTGTAATCGACCGCCCCGCGCTCGTTGATATCCGCGCTGATCAGCTTTTTCTTTTCCAGATCAATCAGGCACTCGATCACCCTGCTATCGGGAAGATTGGCGTCGCGGGCCAAACGCCGCCACGATGTTGTTCCGCGACCGCCTTTATCTGCATCCAAGGCAAGAAACATCAGAACGAGGACCGCGTACGGATCGCCCATCCTGTGGGAATGCCACCATTCGATCTGATTTTTGCTCTTCATGATTCAGCGCCGCGGCGGTGCGTGAGACGATGCGATCATGGCCAAGCAGCCTCCGAATTGCAGGGAGGTGCGAGATCGGTCGTGATCTGCGGGCCGTCGGCGGTGCGCCGCCACGCGCGCGGATCCGGAGCGCCGAGCACCGTGACGCGGACCGCGCCGCAGTTGCGGCAGGTCTTCTCTTTTTGCTCGAAGCCGGATGGCGAGACGCAAGCGGCAATCAATACCTCGGCGCCGAAGACATGCGGCGGGTAATGTGGCTTGGTCGCCAAATTCTCGTGGCCAATGACGTTCACGCGGATAGCCCCTCGCGTTTCTTGTCGAGCGCGCTTCGCCCCGGCAGGGGATCGCCGAGCAGGTAGGCCGTGAGGGAAGAAGGTTCCGGCAGGTGCACCGGGCGTTGCAGTCCACTATGGCTTTCCACGAAATGGTTTTTGGGACTGACGCGTTCCTTGTAGGAGCGTTTCGGCGCAGCCCTTTCAGCGCGATTCCAGAACCTGTTTTTGCAGGAGGCCAGCGTGCGATCCGGGAATTGTGCGGCGACATCCGCCCACGCTTGTTTGTTCAAGCCAGGAAGACCGTTCACGCCGGGGACAAGCCTGGAATTACAGAGTTGCAGTAGTTTTTCGTCCTCTTGATCGGTCCAGAAAACCCTTTTTCCCGCGGTCATGATGTGGTGTTGCCCTTTTCCAGATACATTTTGGCGAGTGCCTTGATGCGGGATTCATCGGTAGAGACCGCCTGCACGCCCTGGCCGGGATTGATGATGCCGTGCGCCTGACTGGCCTTCAGGCCCTGCACGGCTGCGATCAACGGATCACTGCCGCCGTTGGCGACGATGTAGATTTCATCGATCGGATCGGGTCGCGCGTGTGGCCGCAGGCGTCCCGCGAGCTGCTTGTGGACTTCGCGGCTCCAGTCCAGTTCACCATGCACGACCGTGCGGCAGCGATGCTGCAAGCCATCCAGCCCCGCGCCGGACCGGTTCGAAATGATGATACAATCGGTATCGCCCGCCATGAAGGCGCGCTTGACCGCGTCCTTCTCCTTTGGAGTTTCCGAGCCCGTGTAGAGTTTCGGATTGTAGGGCGCGAGTTCCTTCAGCCAGATGTCGTAGACGTCGCGATGCCAGCCGCCGAGAATGACCGGCGTCTTGGCTTCCAACAAAATCTTGACGTAGGCGGCGACATGGCGGGCTTTCGCCAACCCGGTGACCCTGCGCGCCCACATGTCGAGTTCACGCGCGGCCTGCCCGCGTTCGGTGAACGAGCCGGAGAGCACCTTCTGCGCCAGCGTCCGGGCGAAGGCGTCGTCAGCTTCGACCACGTCTTCGTCATACGGCACATCGATGATGAGGCGGTTCGAGGGCGGTCCCTGTCCGACTTCGCGCAGCACCAGGTTGAGATCGCGCAGATGCGAGCCCAGCGCTTCCGGCTGCTTGATGATCATCTTGCCGTCGTCGACCGTGCACCATTCGCGGACGAATTCTTCGCGGCTGCCGAGTGCGCCGGGCTCGATGATCTCGAGGATGTTGAAGATTTCCCCGCCATAGCCATAGATCGGCGTTGCCGACAGTCCGATGCGCAGGACCGCATTGCGCGCGAAGACCTCGCCGGCGCGGCCTTTCTGGGTGTTGCAGCCGTGGCGAAGTTCCTGACACTCGTCGAAGATGATCGATCTAAACCGCCCGGTGGCGGCGATATCGCACCAGCCCCATGCGTTGGAATATTTGAAGATGTAGACGTCGACGTCCGGCAGCGGGTACGGCTGGGTGCCCTGAATGACGTGTGACGTCAGCGTGGTGAAGGCCTGAATAAAATCCCGCTGCCACTGGATCGCCAGATTGGCCTGCACACAGACCGCCGCGGGAAGGAACCTCTCGTCCATAACGGCCGCCAGTGCCGCATGGGTTTTGCCGAGGCCCACGTCGTCGGCGACGATCAGCCGGCCAAGCCGCTGTGAAATCTCGACTGCGCGCGCCTGGTTCGGTCGCAGCACCACCCCTTCCCGCAACCGCGCCGGCACGGTCGATGGTTGCCACGCGCCAGTCAGGACCTGTTCGATCTCGCGGCGGGTCTGCTCAAAGCGAAGCCGGCCGTCGCAAAGCCGGGCGCGGTCTTCCAGTGCCACGACCAGCGGATAGCGCGCGATGAACCATTCCAGTTCCGAGCGGCTTTCGTCGCTGTCGGCAAAGGTGAACGAGCCGACCTGCGTCGGTGACACACGCGGGAAAATCCGCTTGATGCGAATGGCGACCTGCGGCTCCAGTTCCGTGATAACCCAGCGCCGGTAGTAGTCGTCATAGGCGAGATTGCCATAGGTGCGTTCTGGCGTTTCGCCATCGCGCCAGGCGAGCCGCGCGGCAGCGGCCAGAAAGTCGTCTTGCTGGATGGCCATGTTCATAGCCATCCCCGGCCGAGTTGCGCGATCGCGGTTGGCTTGCCGTTTATCTCAACGGGCAGCGCCATCGGCACGTTGGTTGCCAGGATGATGGAGGTGACCGCCTCATGGCGGCAGTAGCGCTCCAGCTGCCGGTAGATGGCGCGGCGCGCGCCCTTGATCTTCACTTCGATCGCAAGGCCGCCCAGCATGAAGTCGACGATGTCGCCGTCGCCTAAGCGAACCTCGCGTTCAAAGTCGAGTGCCGCCGCCTCCAGCACGTCTGCGATAGATCGCTGCAACACTTTTTCGTCGGACAGCGGCAGGCGGTTGGTCGTCAGAAGATGAACGACAAGACTTGCGGGCGGCTGCAGGCGCGCGTCGCGAAATAGCTGGAGCGTGTTCATTCCCGGCACCCCGGGCAGTAGTGCATCCAGTCCGAGCCGAGCTTTCGCGCCCGCCAGCCTTCGGCATCAAGCACGCCCTTGGACTCAGCAAACTCTCGCTCGCCGGTTTCAAGCGTGGCGCTGCAGGCATCGCATTCGAAGATGATCTTGCCGTGCTGGCGGTCGAGCATCAGCCGGCCTCGCTCGGTGCATGGTTTTGCAACACCAATGGATGACGTTGCCGCTCGATCACCCAGGGATAAGCCGCGCGCGCGTGTTCGAAGGCTAGCTTGGCATTCTCTCGCGCGGTTTCGCGTGTCAGGTTCTCAGGACCGAACCCGCCGACGTAGAACCCCGAGTTTGATCCTGGTCGGCGATCGCCGCTGCGATCCCACCAATAAAATGCGTACCAAAAATCGGGCCGCCCGCCGCAGGTCCAATAGACCTTCCCGTCGCAGACGTCTGAGCGTTGGCCGTTCTTGAGTAGGCCGCCGTCCATTACGCCATCCCAAAAGGCGATCTCCGGCGGCGTCTGCCAGATCGTTTTGTGACCGAGCTGCAAATAGTGCCCGGGCTCATTTGCATCGCGACAACCGAAGTAGAACGCGCACTTTCCCATCACAGCATCCCCAAAGCCTGCATATAGGTTTCCAGGATCGTTTCCTCTTCGGCCCGCTCGTTGGCGTCTTGCTTGCGCATCCGCACGATGGTGCGCAGCGCCTTGACGTCGAAGCCGTTGCCTTTCGCCTCCGCGTAGACATCGCGGATGTCGTCGGACATTGTTTTCTTCTCTTCCTCCAGCCGCTCGACCCGTTCGATGATGGATCTCAGTTGATCCTTGGCGAAGCGGGTTGCCGGAGCCTCAGTGGGCTTACCGTCAATGCCGGTATTGTGGCCGGTTGAGGGTGCAGAACTCTGTTGCGCGTCCATGGCGCTTCTCCGGTTTACAAGGTGAAAAGGGAACGCGTGATGCTACAGGAAGGTGTTTTTGACTATGAACAGCGTGCCGGTCGTTCTTCCGAGAAGTGCGCCGGCTATGTGCCGGGGGCCTCGGATGCGGCCAGTTCATCCTCAAATTGGAGATCGTCGTCATCCACCTCTGGCGCGGCCAACCGATAACGCAGAGGCACATTCGGCGTGCTCATCGCCATCACGGTCGCTTCGTCCGTTAGCGTGAAAGAGAAAATCGATGACCCGCCGTAGTAGTGCGTGGTCCATTCCACCTTTGGAGGATCAAGGCGCACGGCCGGATCGGCGACATCAAATGTCAAGACGACAGGCACATCGATGCGAAGCATCTTTGAGCCGAACTTTTCTTCCTCGCGCCCGCGACCAGCGTGTCGGCGATGGCCGAAAATCTCGACGATGCACCAATCGAATGCCGCAGCACCCGCCGCTGGGGGGTGACCGCTCTCATGCGCGGCAACGTCACCGGTCCCTTGATCAGGATTCATAGTCTTTCCTTTCCATCGGTTCTAACTTCCACCCTGCTTGTTCAAGCCCGTGCAGGATCAGCCGCACCACCTTGTCTTCCGGATCGTGCATTTTTCCCGGCACCCATCGCACCATCGATAGCGAGATCGCGATTACCTCAGCCGGCGTGATCAAAGGTCCTGCACTCGGCTTGCGCAGCGACAGCGCGAGATGATCGAGCACCAGGCGGCGACGTTCGGCGGGGGATGGGGTCATGCCAGTGCGTGCCATTTGCCGAGAAACAACATCTTCTTGATCCGCCGCCGAAAGATGCGGTCGCGGTCCAGATCGAAACGCCGCTTCACCAATTCGATGTTCGCCTCAACGTCGGCGATCTCATCTTCGAGCCAGTCCCGGTTGAGCTTGCCAGTTACAGGCTCAGCCTCATCGACGCCCTGAATGATGCAGCGAGAGACTGCCGAACCGAGTTCGTTGCATTCCTCGCCGAGCTTGCCGAGGTGCTTCAGGTCGATCGTGTCCGTGATCGGATGCCAGGGATTGGCGTCGCGGATTTTGTCGGCATCAGCCATGCATTTCCTCCGTCA